AACCAAATGAGAAAAGTGGATTTGATAGAAACCTTTGGATATGGGATTATCCAAATTATGATAAGAATTATTTAATATCAGCTGATGTAGCTCGTGGAGATGGAACAGACTACTCAGCCGCACAAGTTTTTGATATAGAAGAGATGGAACAAGTTGCTGAATATAAAGGTCAGTTGGGGACAACCGAGTTTGGAAACTTTCTCATAGAACTAGCAACCAAATATAACGATGCTTTACTTGTTGTGGAAAACAACAATATAGGGTGGGCAACTTTACAAACTATTATTGATAGAGGATATGAAAATCTTTTTTATCAAGAAAAAAATCATCTAATTGTAGATGAAGACATACAACACACAAACAAATATAGAAGTATAGATAGAAACAAAATACCTGGTTTTACTACAACAATGAAATCAAAACCATTAATTATTGCTAAGATGGAAGAATATACTCGTGAAAAGATGGTTAAAATAAAATCTACACGATTAATTGATGAACTTTTTGTATTTATATATAAGAATAGTAAAACTGAAGCATTAGAAGGATATAACGATGACCTTGTTATGTCTTATTCTATTCTTCTGTGGATAAGGGATACGGCTATCCGTATTCAATCAGAGAGAAATGAGTTTCAGAGTAGTTTGGTTGGTGCAATTGGAAACCTAAATGGTAATACAACTGTGATGACACCATCTGCTCCTAAAAACAATCCGTATAAGGTAAAACTTAAAAACGGTGAAGAAGAAGATTTAAGTTGGCTATTGGGGTAAAACATGGCAGATAATTTATTTACAAGACTTGGAAGATTATTTCAATCTAATGTAATCATTAGAAAGACAGACGATAATCGTTTGGTGGTAAAAGATTTAGACTTTACACAAACAAGTTTGACATCAAATTTTATTGACCGATATCAGAGGTTGATACAAAACACATATTCTAATCCATATTCGGTTGCTCAAAATAGAAGAGCTGCTTATGAGGTTAGAAAACATGACTTATTCAAAGATTATGAGTTAATGGATCAAGACCCGATTATTGCTTCTGCTCTTGACATATATTCAGATGAAAGTACCGTTACGAATATTGAGGGAGAAATTTTAAAAGTAAAAAGTGAAAACACAAAAGTCCAAAAGATTTTACACAACTTATATTATGATGTAATTAACATCGAGTATAATTTGTGGAGTTGGATTCGTAACATGACTAAGTATGGTGACTTTTATCTTCAGTTAGATATTGTAGATAAGTTTGGAGTTGTAAATGTTAAACCAATTAGTGCTTATGATATCACACGACTTGAAGACCACGATCCTGTGAACCCACAATTGATTCAATTTGAAATCAATATGGAGAAAAAAGAAATAAAAGAAAATTATGAGATGGCTCATTTTCGTGTTTTATCCGACACAAACTTTTTACCATATGGGCGCTCAATGTTAGAGAATGGAAGAAAGATATTCAAACAATTGACTTTGATGGAAGACGCTATGTTGATTCACAGAATTATGAGAGCGCCCGAAAAACGAATCTTTAAGGTCGATGTTGGAAACATACCACCAAGAGAAGTCGAACAGTTTATGCAAAGAATCATCAACAAGATGAAGAAGACACCTGTTATCGACCAAGCCACAGGTGAGTATAACTTAAAATATAATGTAGAGTCAGTTACCGAAGATTACTTTCTACCTGTTCGTGGTGGAGATAGTGGAACGGAAATTGATACTTTACCAGGTCTTTCAAACAATGACCAAATAGAAGATATAGAATATCTACGAAATAAATTAATGGCAAGTCTAAGAATACCAAAAGCTTTCTTAGGATATGAGGAAGGTTTAAGTGGTGGTAAAGCCACACTTGCTGCTGAGGATGTTCGTTTTGCTCGTACAATCGAAAGGTTACAAAAGATTATCGTAAGCGAGTTAACTAAGATTGGTATTGTTCATCTTTACTCACAAGGATTTGATGATTCTGATTTAATTGATTTTACATTAGAACTACAGAATCCATCGATGATTCATGAACAAGAAAAGATTGAGTTGATGAGTCAACAACTTGATATTGCAGAAAAGGCAATAGACACTAAACTATTTAGTAGAAAATGGATTTATGATAATATCTTTGATTTGAGTGATGAGCAAAAGATTAATGTTTATGAAGGTATTGTAGAAGACACAAAACAAAAGTTTAGATTAGAACAAATCGAAACAGAAGGTAAAGATCCTGCTACAGAACCACCTGAAGAAGAGGGTGGAGAAGAGGGCGATTTCGAAGTAAGTAGAAAAGGCGAATGGGGTGGTAGTGAAAAAGATCCTTTCAAAGATAGAGAAACGATGAAAGATAAATACGGTCACGAAAGTCTAAAAGATGTTGATAGGTCATATGGAAAAAGGGAGTTTAAGGGTAAATCACCTCTTGCCACATCAAAAGCTAGTACAGTAGTTGCTCGTGAAGGTATATTAGACCAACTTAAGGATAAGTTTCCTAAAAAGAAACCGTCCATGTTAAGTGAAGATAACATAATAAAAGAGTAATTACCTACTTTATCTAAATTCTGTTATATTTATATATGAATAATTGTATCAAAATACTTTGGAATATTATATGAGCAAATTTAAGCATAGTAAGTTAAGGAATACGGGACTTCTCTTTGAATTCCTTTTAAGGCAAGTAACCGTAGATGTTTTGAACAAGAAAAAGGAATCACCAGCTCTTAAAATCATTAAGAAACAATTTAATGAACATACTGAGATAGGAAAAGAGTTGGCTTTGTACAATCTCATTATGACTAAAAAGTTTAAGTCGGACAAAAAAGCTGATTTCTTTTTATCTGAAGTCATAAGACAAAGGGGTAAATTAAATAATGCTGTTCTTCGTAGAGAAAAATATAACATTGTTGCTTCAATAAAAGAATCTTATGATGTAAATCAATTATTCAGTTCTAAAGTACCAAATTACAAAGTATTTGCTTCTGTATACAAATTATTCGAAGGTATAAATGAAATGGGAGCTGATGAAAAAACTGAAAGCTATTTTATTATAGTGGAAAATGTTACGACTGTAAAACACACCAAGAATAAATCTTATATACCTGAAGAGTTTAAAGATAAAGATTTAAGAATACTGTCTTATAAAACACTTTTAGAAAAGTTTAATAAAAAATATACTAATCTTTCTGAAGAACAAAAACATGTTCTTAAAGAATACATTAGCAATATTTCTAATACTAATAACTTTTCTATATTTGTAGAAACACAAATACCAAAACTTAAAAAGAAGTTAAATGGTAAAGTTAAGAAAGTAAAAGATAAAGTATTGAAAATTAAATTACAAGAAGCAATTAATTGTGTTGATAAATTTTGTTTGAATGAATCAAAACAAACAGATGATAATTCTGTTGTTCAACTGTTGAGATACTATGAACTCGATAAAGAACTCAACAAAGTTTGATTCCATAGTAAAGGAATTAGTAAGTAGTTTATTTCAAAAGAAGTTAAGTGAAATAACTACAACTGCTAGTATTGATGCTTATCAAACACCTTATGCTTTTAGTAAGAAGGGAATGAAAAAGAAGAGGAAGAAAAATATTGAGAAACAAACTGGATATAAGTTTGTTGATGAAGCTTTATCTA